TCACTCTCCAACGTCGTGGGAGATATGGACGACCTGTCCGATCACTTCGAAGGTGTGCTGCTCGTCCTTCGGTACCTCGATCGGCTGGTAGTGCTTGTTGTCACTCAACAGCAGCCAGGCGCTAGGAAGCACCTGCAGGCGCTTGACCCAGAGCTGGTCATCATTGCGCACCACGTAGATATGGCCATCGACCGGGCGCGTTCTGCCCAGGTGTACCACAAGGGTGTCATTGTTGCTGATGGTAGGCTCCATGCTGTCGCCCTTGCTCCAGACGATCGCCAGCTCCTTCTCTGCAAAGCCGCGCCATTTAAGCCATTTGCGACGAAATGCCAGATGCCGGCATGGTGCTTCATCCATCTGCGTCAGTGAGCCGTGACCAGCGGATACCTGGACCCTATATCCAGGTATCAAAACGAACTCTTCTAGAAACTGGTTTCCATAAACAGCTGGGCTGTCCTGGATCTGGTTCACTTCCTCTCCTTCATCAGGTACCGAGATCCGATACTCCACCCCCGGACCCTTTACCCCTTCCTGCTTTCTGAACTCCCAACCATCACGCTTTGCCTTCTTGTGTACGCCTTGCGTTGTGCCAGGCATTCCTGGCAGCTCGGAGATCTCCTTTGCTGTCATCCACACGTTTCTCAAAACACCCTCTTTAGGAAACTCAGTTTCCGAAAATTAATAAAAGTTTCTTTCTTTATATTTCAACAACTTAATGAGAAATCGCAGAAACCTTTTCAGAAACCGCTTGATGCTGATAAGTTTCTGAATAAACTGATTACAGAAACTGGTTACATGAAGTGATAACCAGATGGTAATTCAGAAGCGAGGTAAACGAAATGGAAACTGAAATCAGAGCCAGTGATTGGCATCGATCTGATGTGATTTCAGCCCTCAAAAAGCGGGGCACCAACTTGGCAAAGCTGTCACGCGAGAACGGTCTTGGCAGCCAAACCCTCTATAACGCGCTGATGCGCCCATGGCCGAAAGGCGAAGGCATCATCGCCACCGCGATCGGTGTGAAGAAAGAAGAGATCTGGCCATCCCGCTATCCCGCCCTTGATGAAGCCGTCTGAGGAGATCGTCATGGAGTGGTTTTCTGTCACAGATGTGCTTGGTCTTCCTGGTCTTCCTGGAACACCGCAAGGCGTCAGAAAAATGGCCAAGAGCCAAGAGTGGGTATCTCGTCGCAAACAAGGCGTGCAGGGCAAGGCGCTTGAGTTCTCCGTCTCCTGCTTGCCACCCGTGACCCAAGCCGCCCTGCTGCGCAAGGCCGGCAAGGTAGTGGTCGGTGGCATGACGCTGGATCTGCCAAAGCAACAAGCTCCGCGCTACTGCAAAGAACAGCTGTGGGCCAACTGGAAGAAGGCCAACGACAAGGCCCACGCCAAGGCCATGGCCCGTGCTGCTGCCGTCAAGGCGGTGCATGCACTGGTTGCCAGTGGTAGCTCCTTGATGCAGGCCTACCAGCATATTTCTGATGAGTTCGACATCGCGCTGCCGACCCTGCGCCGCTATTGCGCCATGGTCAAAGGCTTCGACGACAGCGACTGGCTTGCCGTACTGGTACCAAAGCAGCAACAAGCCGCTACTGAAACCCGCGCCGCCCGCCTGGCCCCCGTCAGCGATCAAGCCTGGGAGTTCTTCAAAGCCGATTACCTGCGCCGCGAACGGCCGAACGCCGCCAGCTGCTATGAGCGGGTGAAGCTGGCTGCCCGCGACAATGACTGGGTGGTGCCGAGCCTAGACAGCCTGATGCGCCGCATGGATATGGAAGTGCCCCACGCCCAGCAGGTGATGCTGCGCGAAGGTGAGCATGCGCTAATGCAGCTCTATCCGCCGCAGGAGCGCACCATCGAAGGGCTGGATGCCATGGAATGGATCAACGGCGACGGCTACCTGCACAACGTCTTCGTGAAGTGGTTCAACGGCGAAGTGATCCGCCCCAAGACATGGTTCTGGCAAGACATCTATAGCCGCAAGATCGTGGGCTGGCGCACCGACATAAGCGAGAACACCGACAGCATCCGCCTGTCCCTGATGGACGTGTGCAGCCAATACGGCATCCCGCGCGAGATCACCATCGATAACACCCGCGCCGCTGCCAACAAATGGATGACCGGTGGTGTGCCGAACCGCTACCGCTTCAAAGTCAAGCCGGATGAGCCCATGGGCATGATCCCCATGCTTGGCATCAAGCTGCACTGGTCCAGCGTGCTGTTGGGCAAGGGGCACGGTCAGGCCAAGCCGATCGAACGTGCCTTCGGTGTGGGCGGGCTGGACGAAATCATCGACAAGCACCCCGCGCTGGCAGGTTGCTACACCGGCCCAAACCCCATGGCCAAGCCAGACAATTATGGTGAACGGGCGGTAGATGCCGAGGAGTTCCTGCGTGTCGTGGCCGAAGGCGTGGCCATCTACAACGGCAAGCTGGGTCGCCAGACCGAAGCCTGCCGGGGCGTGATGAGCTTTGATCAGGCCTTCGAGCAGAGCTATGCCCAGGCCACCATTCGCAAGGCCAGCAGCGAACAGCTCACCATGCTGCTGCTGCAGGCAGAGGCAACCCGCGTCAGCCAACACGGCACCATCCGGCTCGAAGCCGGCGGCGCCATCGCCAACCGCAGCAACCGTTATTACCACGCCGATCTAGCCGAGTACGCCGGGCAGAAAGTGGTGGCACGGTTCGACCCGCAGCGTCTGCACGAAGCGGTGATCGTCACCACCCTCAACGGCCTGCACATCTGCGAAGCGGAGTGCCTGGAGAAAGTAGCCTTTGGCGATACCCAGCAAGCCCGCGAGCACAAGCGCAAGCGCACCCAGCATACCAAGGCCGTCAAGGCTGCCGCGCTGGCCCAGCAAAGCATGTCTGCGCTGGAGGCCGCCGCCATGCTGCCCAGCGTCAGCGACGAACCGGCGCCAGAGACCAAGGTGGTCGAAATGGTCCGCCCAGTTTCCCTCGGCAATGCCGCGCTCGCAGTTCATCCCGCGCCGACCATGGCCACCCAACAACAGCCAGAAGCTGCCCCCATCATCGACTACGAGGCTCGCTTTCAGGCGAACGTCGCGAAGATGGCCGAACAGATGAAGAAAAACAGCCTTTAACCGGCATTTAACCAAGAAAAAAGCGGCCGTTATGGCCGCCTGAAAGGAGTAGTTCAACATGACAAACGTAGTCACTCTCGAACAAAACAGCAACCAGGAAGTGGTCGCACGGGTCAAGGCGCTGCTGGAGCAAAGCATTGTGACTCAGGCGCAGATCGCCAAAGAGATCGGCGTCTCCGGCTCGACCGTCAACCAGCTGCTGAACGGCAACTACAAGGCCGACCCGACCGCCATGCTGCAGAAGCTGGCCAACTGGCTGACCGCCCGTGAACAGCGCGCCGATGCCCCCCGCGATCCCGGCTTTGTGATGACTGAAACTGCTCGGCAGATCAACGCTGATATGGGCTATGCGCTGACCACTCAGAGCATCGTCATCATTCACGGCATCTCTGGCGTGGGAAAGACCACCGCGCTGCGCGAGTTCCAGCGCAAGCACAACAACGTTTGGGTGATCACCACCAGTCCGAGCCGCGCCACCATGACCGAGTGCATGTATGAGTTGGCCATGGAGCTGAACATGGAGAACGCCCCGCGCCTGCGTGGTCCGCTGGCCCGTGCCCTACGCCGCCGGCTGCGCAACACCAAGGGCCTGATCGTGGTGGATGAAGCAGACCACCTTGACCGCGCGACCCTGGAAGAGCTGCGCATCCTGGTCGAAGAGGTCGAGATCGGCCTGGTATTGGTCGGCAACAGCCGGGTTTACACCCAGCTCACCGGCGGTCCCCGTTCTGAGGACTTCGCCCGCCTGTTCTCCCGTATCGCCAAGAAGCGCTCCCTGACCAAAGCCAAAAAGGCTGACGTGATGGCCTTCGCCAGCGCCTGGAATATCACCGGCGAGGCAGAGCTCAACCTGCTAGTGCGCATCAGCGAGCGCCCAGGTGCCCTGCGCCTGGTCAGCAAGAACCTGAAATTGGCAGTGATGTACTCGGGCGGCGAGCCGTTGACCGAGCAGATCCTGATGCATGCCTACAACGAGCTGGAGGGAGAGTAAGCCATGAAGAACTTCCACAGCTTTGCCTATGCAAACGGCTGCATCGGGTTCGGTGATGAGACCCCTGACGATGCCCTTCCCATCTACTGCGTCATCGGAGCAGAGCCTGCCGAGGTCAAGCGCCTCAAGGAAAACGTCGGGGTACTGGCTCGCCACGCCTACGACAACAAAACCTTGCTGGTCCCCGGCATCCCAGAAGCGGCAGACATGAATGCGGCCTATGACGCGCTCATCAAGTTCAACTGCCGCGTGAAACACCACATGGAGAGTGTGTGATGAACGCCAAACCCCAACCGACGACCTTCTACGGCGTCACCACTGACCAGAACTGGACCCATATCCATCTGCTGAGCGGCATCAAGGGCCGCGAGGTGAGCCGCAGTGATGGCGAGGTGGTGATCCAGAGCGAGAAAGGATGGGCACAGCCCTACGACGAAGACCGGCTGCACCTCACCTGGGCGCCGCTGAACCGTGATTCACAAGGAGAGAACGCATGAACATTCGCACCAATAGCCTCGGCGTCATCGCCCAGCGTGTCATCGCCACCCTGCGCAAGAACGGCTGCCAAGTGTTGGCCGTCAAGGCCGCCCAGGTACGCCCGATGATCGAGATCGCTTACCCCACCGACGAGCTGAAACAGGGGGCCATCGAGCTGAACGAGCAGGTCAACGGTCTGCGCCGCCGCGCCTACGCCGCCCGCCTCGGTGGCTGCATCATCCACTGGCATGACGAGCCGAGCCGCGACGACTTCGAACTGACCGGCAACATGACCGCCGTCGAGTACCTGCACCACCGCGCTGCCGGTTTTCCGGCGTAGGGGATGACGATGAAAACGATAAAAGAACGCCATGCAGAGTGGGTCGCTTCTGCAAAAGCCAGGGGAGTGAAATTGCTGAAGTTCAACTGCCCTCATTGCGGAAAGGAAATTGAAACCTTGGCCGCGCCGGAAGGAGAGGTTTTTGATACGGCTGCAGGCTGTATCCACTGCGATAGAGGCTACTGGCGAGAAGTTACCAGCAGCGAAGTAAGAACATCTAAATAGGAGCAAACAGCAATGACCAACCAACCCGACAACCTGCGCAAGAACGCCCTGGGCCACTTCGTACCAGAGTCCCTGATTGCCCCGCTCGACTTGCTGCGCGATGACCTGGTGACCCGCCTGTGCAACGAGGCGCACGAAGAGAAGCTGCGCCTGCTGGCCCGCAAGGCCAGCATCGCCCAGGAGATCGAAGCATTCATGGATCTGTCGGCCGCCGAGTACGGCGTGCAGTACGGCGGCACCAAGGGCAACGTCACCCTCACCAGCTTTGACGGCCGCTTCCAGGTGGTGCGGGCCATCGGCGAGCACCGCAAGTTCGACGAGCGCCTGCAGACCGCCAAGACCCTGATCGACGGCTGCATCGGCCGCTGGAGCGAGGGCAGCAGCAGCGAGATCCGCGCCCTGGTGGATCATGCCTTCCGCGTCAACAAGGGCGGCCATGTGGACGTCAATCAGGTGCTCTCTCTGCGCAAGCTGGACATTCAGGATGCCGAGTGGAAGGAGGCCATGCAGGCCATCGCCGACGCCATCACCGTGGTGGGCAAGGCCGAGTACATCCGGTTCTACGAGAAGACCGGCACCGGGGCCTACAAGGCCATCGTCATCGACTGGTCGAAGCTGTGAGGCCCGCCATGAAGATGACCACCATGACCCCAGAGTTTCTGCAGCAGCTGATGCTGGCCACCCTGCTGGCTGACCGCTGCGACGAGAACGGCACCGACTATGAGGAATCCACCTACGAGCATGGCGTGCGTGATGCCCTGCAGTGGGTGGCAGGACTGATGGATGCCACGCCGCACAACGCGGACGAATACAAAGACCTGTCCATGCCGCTTGCCGCTGCAGAAGAGTATCTGGCTGACCGTGGTGGCATGGAGCTGCTGCGGGTCTGGACCGAAGTGAACATGCCCAGTGACCGCAAGATTGTTGACCCCAACAACCCTGTGGCTCAACTGATGCGCACCGTTGAAAGCGCCTTAGACGATGGAGTTTGAAACCCGCTATGGCCCGCTGTACGTCACCCGCCACGCCATCGAGCGCTGGGTGCAACGTACCGGCCGCAGCGAACTGGAGATGCTGGGCGCCCTGTCACGGGCGTGGCGCCCAAGCAAACGCCAGCTGCGGCGGATCCGGCAGCGCGAGGCGGGATGGAGCCCGCGCCGGATCCTCGAATGTGACGATGCCTACTTCATCTTGAAGAACGGCTCCATCGTCACCGTGTACGACAAGCAACAAACCCGATTTGAACAGGAGTTACACCATGACTAATGCAGTGTTGAAGGGCGACGAGATCGCCCGCAATCCGAACGGTTATCTGGCGCTGGCCACCCGCGCCGCCGAGTTCGAGCGCGAGGGGCGCTATATCCCCGCCCTGGATCTGTGGGTGATGGCCAAGAAGGCGGCCAAGAACATCACCAACCAGCACTGGGCCCAGTCCCGCGTCGATCTGTGCATGACCTGCATCCACCGTTTCGGCAAGCGGGAGGCGTGATGACTATCAGCAAGGAGCAGTGGAAAACGATCGAAGCCGAGCTGAAGGGGGGCTGGGTGCAGGTGAAGTTCAAGCTGCACGGCCACGAGATTTACATCACCCGCGAGCGCAAGACCGAAAGCACTACCGTGCTGGCCGTCTATATCGATGGCGCTATCAAAGGCACATGGATGAAGGTGCTCGAAGATATCGACCCTGCCGACGAGTTTATGAACAAGGTGGTCAAGCAGGTTTTCTGCCACAAGTTCCACAAGCGTTATGGCAAGAAACAGCTTGAGGAGTACGCAAAATGTAAGCGTCAGTGTGGTGCCAAATTTGCCAATGAACTGTATGGCAAGGATCCGGAAAAGCAGGGAACGACCTACCTGTTCCCCGCCTTCGGCAGCAGCACGGCGCTGGTGCGCCAGTTCAAGAAGATCGAGGGGTTGGAGCTGGTCAGCGAGCTGAAAGAGGGGGCCGCATGAACGGTGAAGCCGCCTTCTGGGTGCTGGTCAATGTGATGGCCCTGTCCTATGGGGCCTTTGTCGCCGGTCTGTTCACCGGCCTGTTTCTGGTCAACTGAGGTACCTGATATGTCGAACGTGAAATACCTGCTCAATACCAGCGTGGACGATGGCAAAAGCACCCTAGAGTGCCAGCTGCGCAGCAATCCTCAGCAGGCGCTTACCGATGCACAGCTGGCCATCGACTTCATCAACCAGTACGGCCAAGCCGCGAAGCATCGCTCCCGCCTGGCCATGCTGACCACCATCGTCAACAAGGCGCGAAAAGCGCTGAAAAAGTGAAGGAGAACATCATGGTTACACAAGAGAAAGCCGAAGAACTGGCCCAGAAGTATTTGCAGCAATACCTGAACGAATGCGGCCTGGATAAGACCAGTGATGCAGGAAAAGCCCTGATGAAGAAGCTCTCTGTTACTGGAGTGATGATGGTTGCAACTGTCGGCTATGACGATGCAGTGCAGCGCATGTACGGGACGGCATCTTTCATCGAACAAAAGATGGTTGGTGTGAAGTTCATCCAGCAAACGGTGAACTGAACAAAAAGCGAAACGGGGGCTCGCCCCCGTCTGCCCAGCGTGGTGGCTGGGCACTGATGAGCAGCCGACCGGGCCCGGTCATAACCCACTCACGATACGCGAGGACGCTATGACCCGAAATGTGCTGAACAACCTGTTAAACCGGCTCTATGGCGAGATGGCCATCGCGCTGGAATGGAAAGAGAAGCTGGTGCTGCAGCGCCGGTTTACTGCCCTCTCACGGGGCGCAAGGAAGTACCACGCCAACGACATTGCCGGTGATGCCTTGCGCGGCGCCGAGCAGTTGCTGGCAGAGCTGGAGGCCGATCGCCTGCAGTGGGATGGCAAGGGGGCCGTATGCACGGTGAATACACGCCACTGATGAAACCAGGCGCACTAGCCAAGCGGCTGGCCTCTGGCAAGGCCAAGCTGGACCCCGAGATGGGGTTGGAAAAGCTCTGCAGCGGCTGCAACGAATACTGGCCGCAAGATACCGCCTTCTGGTCAGTGTGGAACAGCACCAGATCCTGCGACGGCCTGCAGCACTACTGCAAAGCCTGTGAGAGTGAGATCGCTATCAAGCGCTGGAAAGAGAGGGTCGCATGAAACTGACCGCCTACCAGCGCCGCCAGGTGGATTACGTCAAAGCGAACCACCCTTGCTACCCCAAGCGCAAGAGAAAGGGGATGAACAAGCGGGATCTGGCAGAGCTGGAGCGTCAAGCCGATGTGGCCGCCATGGCCTGGCTTGATTGCATCGTGCCCCGCTGGCGCGAGGGGAAGCCGCCAAAGGCCAACAAAATTTACGTCGCCGCGCTCTCAGTGAGCGATGCGGATGAGGAGCAAGAAAATGACGAATAAACACAGCTTGGAAGCAATGGCACAGAAGATTAAGCAGGTTCCTGACTACCGCCACAAGAGCGCGGCCATGCTGGCCGAGGCATTGGGCGAGTGCTCAGAACGGCAGATGCTGAGGTGGATCAGAACCTTGATAGATAAAGGGCTGATCGAGCCGCGTTCGCTGATCACGTATGACGGGCTGATGACGGTGCGCCGCATTCAGCGTTATCTGGATCAGAATCAAGGCACCGTTTATATCGGGATGCTGGCGAAAGAGGTCTATGGCGCCAGCAACAACTACTCATGGTTGCGCTGGCTGATTGAAAAGGCCGTGGCAGAGGGCTTCGAGCTGGACGTCTCGCGCATCAGTAGTGAGACCATCCCCAAACAACTGCGGGTAAAACGCAGAGAGGTAGAGGGAAAACCCCGTTTTGTGGGCATGGCTGATGTCGATGCTGATCACCGTCATGCCTGGATTGCACTGATGCAATCCTGGTATCAACTCAAGCCACGTCAGGAGGTATCCCATGCAGCCTGATGCCAAGCGCCTGTTGAAGCTGGTGCAAGTCGGCCGCCGCGAGCTGGGGCTGGATGAAGAGGAATATCGCGCCCTGCTGGAGCAGGTCACTGGCGTCCGCTCTGCCAAGGGCATGAGCGCCAGCAAGCTGGATGCCGTCATCATCGCCATGAAGGGGTTGGGGTTCAAGGTCAAGGGGGGCGCCCAGGTTGCCGGGCGTCGCTCTCCGCCCAGTTCGGCCAAGGTGCAGGCGCCGGAGGTGCGTAAACTGCGGGCCATCTGGATCACCATGAAGCAGGACGGCCTGCTGCACGACGGTTCTGAGGATGCCCTGGGCAGTTTTATCCGCCGCATGACCGCCAGCGCCAACGGCGGCGTGGGCATCAGCCGGGCTGAATGGCTCACTTCCTTTCAGGCCGAGCGGGTGCTGGAGGCATTGAAGAAGTGGCATATCCGCCTGATGACCGCCGCCATTATCGAACGCGGGGATATTGTCCCCGCCTCACGTGGTCACCAGATTGATGCGATGCCGGGTTACGACCTGATCCGCGAAGCCTATGAAAACCCAGGCTGGCGACCAGCGCAGATAATGGTGATCGATGGCAGCAAGCCAGTGAGTGAGATACACGACAAGGCCCCGTAAGGGGCCTTTGAATTGGTGGGCCAGATCCAGTGCGTTATGATCCCAATACCCAGCCGTCGCTGGGTATTGCTTTATCTGCCACCAGGAGGATGTGATGGACAGAGACGAACAGACCATCGATATGTTCGGTGAACAGCTGGACGCGGCCCTGCTGAGCGACACCATCAACATCATCGAAGATGAGAAAACGGCCCGCTGGCCAGAGACCATGCGCGAACTGTACACCCTGTTTTTCAGCACGGTGAAAAAGCATGGCGACTCGCCGGATCTGGCCATCATCCTGCTGGCGGAACTGTGCCGGGTCTATGGCGGGCTGCAATTCTACCTGCCACGGGGTAAGCTGCTGCAAAACACCATCCGCGATCTGCGGGTGTGGTCCGAATTCAAAGGCGACAACACCTTTGAACTGGCGCAGAAATACAAGGTGACTCAGCGCGAGATCTGGCGCATCACCGCTCGCATGCGCAAGTTCGAGATGAAGCGCCGTCAACCTGACTTGTTTGGAGAAAACTGATGAAATCCCTTGTCCTTTCCGCCTTGCTGCTCAGCAGCTCACTGGCTGCTGTGCCCCTCACGATCGCCGAACGTGACCAGGGCAACCGCGCCATCATCGAGCAGGCCTATGCCGAACTGGTGAAGGCCTGCCCCACGGTGCGCGATGGCTGGGGCGTGGATAAGGTAGAGGCCCGTTATGAACGGGGTGAGATTGAACCGGACGACCATTTCACCGGCTGGCGTTTTGAGCAATACGGCTGGACCGAAGACGTTGCCTTCAATGTGCATGACCAACATACCGAAACACATCAGTTCTATGTCGCCACTGGAAATAACAAAGGCGTTATTGTAAATGCCAAGCAAGCATCGTTGGACTTTTGCGGAATAAAAGGCAATATGTCGGGGCATTACTTGGTGGAATAATAAACTGAATTGAATAAAGGGGCCTCTTAGTAGGCCCTTTTTTATTGGATGTTTTTTGTCAGTCCGGAATATTTTGGCCTAGTAGCACACTCGACATATTAACCGCGAGGTGGATATGTCGAACGTCATTCAATTCTCACAGCCATATAGCTTGGCATTCCAGCATGCGATCCAATTCGTGCTGGATAAAGAAGGTGGCCTGCGCCCCGATATGGGGTATGTCAACGACCCCAAAGATCGGGGCGGTGAAACCAAAGCCGGCATCAGCAAGCGAGCCTATCCCAACGAAGATATCAAGAACCTGACCCTCGATCGGGCTATCTTCCTCTACCACCGCGATTACTGGCGGCAAGCCTATTGTGCCGAGCTGCCGGCCGGCATCTCCCTGGCCGTGTTCGATGGCGCAGTTCAGCACGGCTGGCTCAGCTCGGTGAAGATGCTGCAGGAAGTCATGGGCGTGAAGGATGACGGCATCATCGGTCCCAAGACCAAGGCGGCCATCGTTGCAATGGACCCCGAGTGGGTACTGGCCCGCCTGCTGCTGCGCCGAGCCCGCTTCTATGGCCGGATCCTGCTCAAGAACCCGTCTCAAGGCCGCTTCTTCGAAGGCTGGCATAACCGTCTGGCGCATCTCTCCGATGCCTGCTGGCAGGTGGTTGAAGGTAGCGCCAACCCTGACTATCGCAAGGTGGCCTGATATGGGCCGCAACTGGCAGTGGAGTTTTGACCATGGCCGCAACAAGCGGCTGGAACTGGAGCGGGCCATGGCAGAACAGGGCGTGGCCGAGTGCGACATCGATCGCACCGTCCCGCTGCATAGCCGCGATGGCACCATGCAAAGCCAGTTCGCCAAGGGCTGGTGCTCTGTGACCCCCGCCGAGATCTACGCCGCCCGGAATCGTCACCGTTTCAAAATACTCACGACCTGCAACGACAAGGTAGCGGTGCACTGCGCCAATTTGCGGGCCCTCTTCAAAAAGGATGAATCCTCATGCCATTCCCGTTAATCCCAGCCCTGGCCGCGTTGGCGGTGCAGCAGGGGCCCGCCTTGATCCGGGGGGTTGCCGGCCTGTTTGGCGGCAACGATACCGCCAACAAGGTAGCCGACATGGTCGAGCAGGTATCCGGCATCGGCCTGACCGCCGCCCAGCAGCAAGCCCGCATCGAAGAACAGCTCGGCCGCATCACCGATCCGGTCGTGCTGCTGGAGCTGGATAAGCTCAGGGCCGAGATGGAAAAGGAGCAGACCCGCCGCCAGGAGCTGCAGCTGGCCGACAGTCAGGCCGAGCAGGCCACCACCCAACAGACCATCCGTGAAGGGGATGGCGCCAAGGATGAGTACGTGCGCCACACCCGCCCGCTGATGGCGCGCCAGAGCTGGCAGATGTCGGCCATTTACGTGGTGCTGTTCAGCGTGCTCAAGGCATTTGGTTATGGCGATGGCCCTGACTTTGACATGGTGCTGTTGCTGCTGACCCCGGCCTGGGCCTATCTCGGCCTGCGCACCCTCGACGGGTTCGCCCCCCATCCCAAGGCCAGCGGCCAGAAGGTTGGCGCCGCCATCACCAGCACCGTCTCCAACCTGCTGACGAGGGCCAAATGACCGACCTGTTTGACCGTGCCCAACAACAAGAACAAGAGAGTCGCGACAGAGCCATCGCCAACCAGCTGGCCAGACGCGGTACCGAAACCCCAGACCAGGACGCCGCCGGTAACCGCTTCTGCCTGAGCTGTGGGGAGCAGATTGCCAGTGAGCGGCTGGAGGCAGCACCAGACGCCGTACGCTGCGTCCCCTGCCAGAGCTGGAGCGAGAGCATGGGGAGGCATCGCCATGGAGTTTGACTGGATCCCGAAGTGGTGGGGGGTGATTACGACGGCCTCAGCAATTCTGGCGACCATCGCCATGCTGTGGCTGAGCAAGACCTTTGCCCGCCGAGAAGAACTGAAAGAAGTGAGCACTGCCATGGACGAGCTGACCACCCGCGTTACCAGCCTCGAAAGTCGCGTCGACAACCTGCCGACCCAGGAGCAGTTCTATGAGCTGGGCATTCAGCTCGAAGGGTTGCGGGGGGATATCAAGGCCCTCACCGCCCAGCTCAAGCCCACCAATCACCAGATCAACCTGCTGCTCGAACAGCGTTTAAACGAGAAATAAACGGGGGTTATATGACGTCGATGAGAGAATTTGTGGTGTCGGATCAGCGCCTGCTGATCCTGCGCAGCTTGCGAGAAATGGCCGGCTACTCGGCCAACGAATCGATCCTGGATTCGTGCCTGGAAGAGTATGGCCACAGCTGCAGCCGCGATGTGGTGCGCAACCATATCCGCTGGCTGGAGGAACAGGGCCTGCTGACGGTGGATGAGGTTGGCAAGACCCTGGTGGCCAAGCTGACTGGCCGGGGTGACGACGTGGCCACTGGCCAGGCCGTGGTGGATGGCGTCAAGAAACCTCGTCCGGTGTGACCATGAGGGAGCTGCTGATGAAGATGAAAAGCGCCCTGGTGGGGCTGGTACTGGGTGGCCTTGGCGGGTTCGCTCCACTGATGCTCAGCAACTGGAAAGGCCCTGCATCGCTGGATGAGGCGATTGAACGCCATGTTCGTCAGGTCAGGCGCGCCAGCCGCTACCGCCCCGCCTTCAACGGTGGGCTGCCGTCCGTCAAGCGGGCCCAGCGTCTGGCCAAGGCCAAGCGGGCTGGTCGTCGTGCCCGTCGACTTGGTCACGCATAAGGAGCTGTCATGAAAAAATCTATCATCCTGCTTTGCGCCGCCCTGCTTGGCGGTTGTTACCAGCAATGCGTATTACCTGAACAAAAGGTGAAAGAGGAGATTGCGCCAGGTCAGAAGCGTGTTATCTGCACGGTTTATTTCGTGCCATGCAATCCAAATAGCCAGTTGGTAGAGGGTGGCAAGTGAAAGCCCGCCTGCTGGATATCGCCGCCATGATGGCCGTGGGCTATCTGCTGGCCCTACCCATCGTCGGCGATCCCGTCTCTGCGTTATGGGGCTGCACGGCCCCGCTCGTTGACAAGCTGCTGGGGTAACCATGACCGCCCATAACCAGAACAGAAAGACCAAGAACACCAAGAGCAAGATCCAGCAGTTGCCAGCCGATATCCGCAGTCAGCTAGCCGCCATGCTGCGCTCTGGAGACATGTCACAGAAAGCCATTCTGGCTGAGGTCAATCAGCTGATCCTGGAAGCCGGCCTGCCGCCGGAAGAGCAGATCAGCCGCACCGGCCTGAACCGTTATTCGAAGCAGGTAGAAGCGGCCGGCAGCCGTATCGCCAAGGCAAGAGAAATGGCCGAAGTGCTGACATCAAAACTGGGGGATGCCCCGACCAGTCAGATCGGCAACCTGATGGCCGAGAACATGAAGACCATGGCATGGGAAACCTCCATGGCATTGATGGAAGCCACGGAAGACGGCGAGATGATCGACATCAAGCAGTTCAACCAACTGGCCCTTGCCTATCAGCGCATCTCTCAATCTTCCATTCTGAACCAGAAGCTGGAGAAGGAGATCCGCGCCGCGTTCGCCGCCGAGGCCGCCACCGCCGCCGAGAAGATTGTGACCCAGGCCGGGGTCTCTGCAGAGACGGCCGCCGACATCCGCAACAAGATCCTGGGGATAGCGTGATGAACCACCTGACACCGGCTGAAAATGCCCTTCGCAACCAGTCCGCGGCCGCCATCATTGGCGGCCAGTTCGATCCCAACGAAGTGCTGCTGCCTTATCAGAAGCGCTGGATTGCCGATACCTCTCCGCTCAAGATCGCCGAGAAGAGCCGGCGAACCGGTCTCACCTGGGCAGAGGCGGCCGATGCTGCACTGAACGGATCCATGGCCGCCAGTGCCGGCGGCTGTGACACCTTCTATGTCGGCACCACCAAAGACATGGCCCGCGAATTTATCGACGCCTGCGCCATGTGGGCCCGCGCCTACAACTGCGCCGCCAGCGAGGTGGGCGAAGAGGCGCTGGGGAACGAAGACAAAGACATCCTGGTCTATGTCATCAACTTCGCCAGCGGCTTCAAGATCAAGGCGCTCAGCTCGAACCCCAGCAACCTGCGGGGTATGCAGGGCAACGTGGTGATCGACGAAGGCGCCTTCCACAAAGACCTGGCCGCCATCCTCAAGGCCGCGCTGGCGCTGACCATGTGGGGCAGCAAGGTGCGGATCATCTCGACCCACAACGGCATCGAGAACCTGTTCAACACCCTGATCATGGATAGCCGCGCCGGCAAGAAGCGGTTCAGCGTGCACCGTATCGACATCGAGACGGCCATCAATGAGGGGCTCTATCAGCGCATCTGCCAGGTCACCAAGAAGACGTGGACCCAAGAGCGGCAGGACGAGTGGCTGCGCAACCTGCTGCGAGATACCGCCACCGAAGAAGATGCGCGGGAGGAATACTACTGCGAGCCCAAGAGCGGCGGCGGTGCCTACCTGCCCCGTGGCCTGCGTGAACGGGCGTGCCGGGTAGATGGGCCAGTACTGCGCTTTACCGGATCTGACGCCTTCAACCGCGCAGGTGAATCGGTGCGCAAGGCCGAGATGCAGGAGTGGCTGGAGGCCGAGGTCTTCCCAGAACTGATGAAGCTGGATCGCAGCCATCGCCACGCCCTGGGCGAAGACTTCGCCCGTTCTGGTGACCTGACGGTGTTCGCCCCGATCCAGGTGCTGCCGGATACCCGCCGCCGGGTGCCCTTCACCGTTGAGCTGAAGAACACCCCGTTCAAGCAGCAGGAGCAGGCCCTTTACTTCATCTGCGATCGCCTGCCGCGCCGCGATGGCATCTGGCTCGATGCCCGTGGCAACGGCCAGTACCTGGCTGAACAGGCCGCCTATCGCTACGGCCAAGAGGTGGTGCAGGTGATGCTGTCGGTCGGCTTCTACCGCGAGAACATGCCGCGCTTCAAGGCAGCGTTTGAAGATGACGAGCTGGAGCTGCCGCGCCACGAAGACATCATCACCGACCTGGGGCAGATCCAGATCTACCGGGGCACCCCCGGCATCGACGACAGCCGCACCCAGGGCAGTGATGGCAACAAGCGCCACGGCGACTCGGCGGTGGCCATCTTCCTGGCCTATCTGGCCAGCCGGGCCGAGAACCATATTTACGAGCTGCACCGCATCGCCAAGGTGGGTGCCCCCCAGAAAGACCAGGACGGGCAACGGCAGATGAACCTGACCCGTGGCCTGCGTAACGGAGGCGGATTACTGTGACCACGATTGTTGATAGCCGGGGCAACCCCATCAAGCCAGACAAGCCGGCGCTGAGTGAAGACATCGCACTGGCCCACACCACCAGCGTGCGCAACCCTCGCCCCAACAGCGTGGCCAGCACTATCACCCCCCAGCGTCTGGCGGGCCTGCTGCGCTCGGTGGTCGATGGCAACAACCCCCAGGATTACATGACCCTAGCCGAAGAGATCGAAGAGCGTGATCTGCACTACGCATCGGTGTTGCGCACCCGCAAGCTGGCCGTGGCGGCCTTGCCGCCCACGGTAGAAGCCGCCAGTGATGATGCCTTCGACAAGAAGCTGGCCGACGAAGTGCGCCTGCTGATGGAGAGCGACCAGATCCCCGAGCTGTTCTTCGACCTGCTCGATGGCCTCGGCAAGGGCATGGGGGTGTGCCAGATCCTGTGGGATACCAGCGTCAACCCCTGGGTACCAAAGGATTACAAGTGGGTTGATCCCCGCTATCTGCGGCCAGATGCCGAGACCCTGAGCAAGATCCTGCTTATCAGTGACGATGCCCCCCAGGGCAAGCCGCTGGAGCCATACAAGTTCATCGTGCACTTGCCGCGCACCAAGTCTGGCAGCATCTGGCGCAACGGCCTGACCCGCCTCTGCGCCGTGATGTACATGCTGAAAAGCTTCACGGTGCGGGACTGGTGGGCGTTCGCCGAGGTGTTCGGCATCCCCATTCGGGTGGGCAAGTACGGGCCCAATGCCACCCCCGAGCAGATCGCCACCCTCAAGAACGCCATCGCCACCATCGCCAGCGATGCCGGCGCGGTGATCCCCGACAGCATGATGGTGGAGCTGGTCGAAACGGCGAAGGGCAACGGCGGCGATACCCTGTTCGAGAACATGGCCCGCTGGGCGGACGAGCAGACCAGCAAGGCGGTACTGGGTCAGACCATGACCACCGATGATGGCAGCAGCCGCGCCCAGGCCACGGTGCACAACGAGGTGCGGCTGGACATCGCCAAGTGGGACGCCCGCCAGCTCGAAGCCACCATCAACGAGTACCTGGTAAAGCCGTTCATCGTGCTCAACTGGGGTGTGCAGAAGGTATACCCGCGCGTCTGCATCCGGGTGCCGGAGCCGGAAGACCTCAAGATGATGGTCGATAGTCTGATGCCGCTTATCGATCGTGGCATGAAGGTGAGCGAGCGCGCCATGCAAGACAAGTTCGGCCTGGCGGCGCCCAAGCCGGATGAAGTCACGTTGCAACCGCTGAGCGCCATGCAGCTGCAAGCCGTGCAGCCGCTGGCCATGAACAGGCAGCAACCGCGCCTGGCCATCAACCGGATCCAGCAGCCGAGCGAACAAGCCATCGACCAGCTGACCGACGAGGCGATGAGCGACTGGGTCGAGGTGGGAGGCGAGGACTTCATGAACCCGATCATCGAACTGGCCGCCACGGCCGCCAGCTTTGACGAGTTCAATGCGGGCCTGCTAGCGCTGCAGGAGTCGCTGACCGCCGAGCAGTTCACCCGGCAGCTGGCCGACTACACCTTCCGCTTGCGCGGCATGGGGGATGTGCAAGATGCCTGAGCCCAAGGCGTCCGCCTTTCCGCCAAAAGAGGCGCTTGACTGGTTCAAGCAAAAGGGGCTGCAGCCCGGCTTTGACTATCGCGATGTGTGGAAGGAAGAGCACGCCAACGCCTTCACCGTGGCCAAGATGCTCAACGCCGATCTGCTGGTCGAGGTGCGGGACCTGGTCGAACAAGCCCTGGCCGAGGGCCAGACCTATCAGCAGTTCGCCGCTGCCATCAAGCCGCTGCTGGTCAAATCCGGGTGGTGGGGCATCCAGCAGATGGACGACCCCGCCACCGGCGAAACCCAGCGGGTACAGCTCGGCAGCGAGGGGCGCATCAAGACCATCTACCGCACCAACATGCGCACCGCCCGCGCCGCTGGCCAGTGGCAGCGCATCGAGCGCACCAAGCGGGCCATGCCCTACCTGGTCTATCAGCTGGGGCCTGCCCGCGAGCATCGCGCCCTGCATGTGAGCTGGAACGGCATCACCCTGCCCGTGGACGATCCCTGGTGGCAAACGCACATGCCACCGAACGGCTGGGGCTGTCACTGCTGGGTGCGCCAGATCAGCAAGTTCGAATATGCCAAGCTCGAAGGCACCCAGGGCTATCAGTTCGCCGCGCCGAACGATGGCAACCGGGAGTGGGTGAACAAACGCACCGGGGAAGTGGAGGTGCTGCCCAGCGGTATCGAGCCGGGGTGGAACTACAATCCAGGCAAGGCCCGACAGCAAGCCCTGAAAGCCGACTTGGCAGCCAAAGAAAAAACCCTTCGTCAAACGCTCTCAGCGCCGCTGTGAGCGTTTTTAGCTGCCAGCGTATTGGTGAACTGGGTTGAATTGATTCTGGCGCCGTTTAAATGGTGTTTAAAGATGGTTGTAGTGGGTGTCGAACCTGCGATTTCGCTTCATCATCCAATGTGACACTTCTCCCCGTTCGCGATCCTGTGTACCCTGTTGATGTCCGGTCATCAACCTGACGTCTCTGCCAGCGCTTCCTCTCCCTGCTGGTGAACTGCCTCCCTCTGCCATCCCGCCCCATCCATTCACAGCGAAAACCGTCATTACACTCGCCTAGGCTCACTCCCGCATCATCGATTCGTCTACACAACTTGTTCATTCAACCCACTCAGCCACCTGGCGGGAGGTTGTTATGTGACGGAGCGATCATGCCCAAGACCTATCTTGCCCTCTGCTTTGACCTGTCTCGCCAGACTGTGCGTGACGAAAAGGTCTGGCTGCCATTGATCCCCCCTGGGGTATTCGGCGGCAATGATGGGCGTACCTGGAACAACAGCAACCCGGATGCCGTGGTTGCCTCGTTCACCAAGAAACGTCCGTTCGACGTTGAGCACGCCACCCACATCAAAGGCCCCAAGGGCGAGAAAGCCCCGGCCGTTGGCTGGATCCTCGCCCTGCAGAACATCGGCGGCGAAGTGTGGGGCATGGTGGACTGGAACAGCGAAGGGCGCGAGATGCTGGAGAAGAAGGAATACGCCTTCTACTCCCCGGCCTTCACCTTCGACGACGCCGGCACCGTGCTGAGCATCGCCAGCGTTGGCCTGACCAACGAGCCCAACCTTGATCAACTCCCTGCCCTGAACCGTGAGGAAACTCCAATGCCCTTGCCCGTTGAACTGACCCAAGCCCTGGGTCTGGGTGCGGATGCGGATACCGCGTCCGCGCTAACCGCCATCAATACCCTCAAGGCCGATCATCAGCTGGCCCTGAACCGTGCCAATGCCGGCCCTGACCTGGCCAAGTTCGTCCCGAAAGAGACCTACGAGCTGGCCCTGAACCGCGCCACCACCGCCGAGGCCAAGGTCAAACAGACCGAGGAAACCCGGTTGGGCGCCTTGGTCGATGACGCCATCGCCGCCGGCAAGATCGCCCCGGCCAACAAAGAGATGTTCCTGGGCATGTGCCGTCAGGAAGGCGGGGTAGAGCAGTTCAAGAAGTTCGTCGAAGCTGCTCCGGTCATCGCCGATGCCAGCCAGGTGAGCACCACCACCCAGCAGAGCGGGGCCCTGAGCAAGGAAGAACTGGCCTTGTGTCGTGTGATGGGAGTCAAACCCGAAACCTGGTTGGCCAACCGCCACCACAAACCCACCTATTAATCGGAGAGTCTGACCATGGCTTTTACTGAAGCGCAGATTATCGAAGCCCTGACCGTCGGCTCTAATGCCGCCTTCGTTGAAGGGCTGAACCGTGTAACGCCGCAATGGGACAAGATCGCCACCAAGGTGCCCAGTTCTGGTTCCAGCGAGTTTTATGGCTGGCTCAAAGACCTGCCTGGTATCGAAGAATGGGTCGGTGACCGTATGCTCAAAGAGCTGGGTTCCCATGGCTATGCCATCCCCAACGTCACCTATGAAGCCTCGATCAAGATCAAGCGCGAAGACCTCGACGATGACAAGATCGGCAAATATTCGGTGCTGGCTCGCGCCTGGGGTCAGGAAAGCGGCCTGTTCCCGGATAAAAAATCCTATGCCCTGCTGGCGGCGGGTTTCAGCACCCTCTGCTATGACGGCCAGAACTTCTTCGACACCGACCACCCGCTGGATACCACCCCGGCCAGCACCTTCTCCAACGTGATTGGTGACCCGGGAACTGATACCGGTGCTGCCTGGTTCCTGTTGGATAACAGCCAGATCCTGCTGCCGGTAATCTTCCAGGAACGTAAACCCATAGTGCTGGACTTCGTTGGCGCGACTAGCGAATACGCCTGGTTCCACAACATGGTGGCACAGGGGGTTGACGGTCGTCATGGCTATGGCTTCGGCTTCCCGCAGACTGCCATCGGCTCCAAGACTGTGCTGGATGCGGCCAACTTCGAGGCGGCCAAGACCAAGCTGGCCAGCATGAAGAAGTCCAACGGCACCCCGCTCGGCACCATGGCCACCACCCTGGTGGTAGGGCCAAGCAACGAAGCGGCAGCCCGCAAGGTTGTCAGTCGCGAGTACCTCGAAAACGGCGAGTCGAACATCTATTACAACAACGTCGAGATCGTGGTCTCCCGTTACCTCGTGTAACCGGCGCCAGCAGGCCTGGGCAGAGCTTCACCGCGATGAAGCCCAGGCATTCATCAACCCGGCCTGGGTGGAGCTTCCGAGCGTCGAAGCCCAGGCCACCAGGAGAAACCCATGGCCACGACCACCAAAGCGCTGAGTGCTGATGCCTGGGTGCTGGTATCCGCAGCAGGCAGCGGCACCCTGGAGAACCAGACCAACCAGATCGTGCTCTACCGCACCGATGCAGCGTTGCCGGCCCCGAGCGTGAAAGTCGGCCATTACCTGGGTCTTGGCCAGCGTGAAAGCTGGAGCTTTGATCCCGCCCAGAACGTCTACGCCAGGCTGAACCTGCCTGGCAGCGGCGTGCTGGTAGTGACAGAGGGCTAAGCCATGCCATTCGGGAAGGCGTTCGTCTATCAGGCGCCCAAGCGCAAGAAGAGCGAGGTGTCGTGGACTGGGTTGACTGGGCCGGCTGCCGTGCTGGCTGCTGATACCAACATAGACCTGATAGCGTGGCTTAATGCTTTGCCTGCCCCGCAGTCAGGCACGCTGGCGCCGTTCTTCAATACGACCAGCAACAAGCTGAACGCTTTCAACAGCAATGACACCCTGACGTTCAAGCTCAACCTGGTTGGCAGTTGGTCAGGCGGCTCGTCCCAGCGCTCGATGCAGCTCGACTTCGTCGGTACCAACGGTAACAGACTAGTTGAAAGCCGAGATGTGCAGGTGACGGAGGATGCCGTCACGATGACCGCTCCACTTTCCATTGATGCTGGCGGCAACATCGTGACCAACGGCACCAAGCCGGTGATCCGCTCGAACAATGGATCATTCACGGCTACAGCTGTGCTGATCATTGCCGAGCAGGCCACAAGGCAAACCCAGATTTCAGCGGTATAAGCCGCCTTTATCACCCCTTTACAGGAGCATTGAAATGGCACCTCGCAAGAAAGTAGACGACAAAAGCCAGCCGCTGGCAGCGGCAGCAGTGGGCGCGGGTACCGAGCTGGTGCAAGCGCAAACCGAACAGAAAAAAGATGCTGTGCTGGTAGACCCGAACGCCGAGGCTGCCCGTCTGGCAGCAGAGCAGCAAGCCGCCGAAGAGGCGCGATTGGCCGCCGAGGCAGCCGCTGCAGCAGCGACCACCCAGAACGCCGGTGACCAGGGTGGCACCAACGCCATCGGCGCCTCCAGCGAGCCGGGGGCGAACCTGAGCGATGCAATGGCCAGCGATCTGCCCGACTGGCTGCTCGGCCAGTTCGACGCCAAGGCCAAGTCGCCGGCCGGCTTCTGGCGCTGTGGCATCCACTTCCTGCACTCCAGCCCCACCCGCGTGTTTGTGGTGGCTGCCAAGGCCGATGTGCCGCACGACCACGATTGCGAGATCCCGTGCTGCTACCTGACCCAGGCCGAGGCACAACGTGTTCACCAGGAATCCTGGCTGACCGTGGTACCCGGCAGCGAAGTGACCAAGGACTAACCCATGGCCATCTACGCGACGAAGCAGGACCTGATCGACCGTGACGAGGGCATGCTCTACAACTTTGCCCTCGACCGTTCGACTGACACCCTCAACGACACCTGGATCGATGAGGCGTTGGCCACCGCTGATGACGAGATCAACGGGTATCTGTCTCGTCGCTATGTGCTGCCGCTGCCGACCGTGCCGGATCTGCTCAAGCGTCAGGCCATCGTCATCGCTTTCTACTGGCTTGGCGATCGGGATAACCAGGTCACCGACCTGCTGCAAAAGCGCTATGACAGCGCCATTGCCAAGGTGAAAGAGATTGCGGCCGGCAAGGTTGATCTGGGCCTGCCCACCCCCGACATGCCGCCGGAGGGCGCGGTCGGCAAGGTGGAGCTGGTGCAGGACAACGAGCGCCTGTTTACCCGCAACAGCCTGAAAGGGGTGCTGTGATGGCGATCTCGGTTGAGGTCTCGACCCGTGGTGAAGAGCTGGCGCGTTATCAGCGCCTGCTCGATACCCTGGGCCGCAGCGACCACAAGGCCGAGCTGCTGGAAAGCATCGGCGCCGTGGTCGAGAGCCAGACCCGCCGCCGCATCAGCGACGAGAAGACCGCGCCGGACGGCACGCCCTGGGCGCCCTGGTCGGCCGATTACGCCAAGACCCGCCACGGCAACCAGAGCCTGCTGCAGGGCGATGGTGATCTGCTCGACAGCATCGAGTACCAGGTGCAACGCAACAGCGTGCGGGTGGGCTCGGCGCTGGCCTATGCCGGAGTGCATCAAGACGGGTTCAGTGGCGCCGTGCAGGTGCCAGCACACATCCGCCGCATCACCCAGGCGTTTGGCAAAGCGCTGGCCTTCCCGGTGTATCAGTCGGTGGGGTCGTTCACCCGCCAGATGGAGATCCCCCAGCGCGAGTTTCTGGGGCTGTCCAGTGACAACCAGACCGAGCTGCTCGCCGTGATCGGCGACTTCTGGCAAGACGTGATGAAGGAGGCAGGCCTATGAGCCGCCCGGATTTTGGCACCATTGGCAGTACCGTCAGCGCCTGCGAAGCGGTGGTGCAGTACCTCAAGCCTTACCTTGAAGCGACCGGCGCCGGCGCTGATCGCAAGATTGACCGGGTCCAGACCGTGGAGCGCCACATCGGCCGCTTCAACGAGGCGGACGACATCAAGCGCTGGATGAGTGGCAAGGAGGGCGGCATCCGCATCTGCGCCCAGCGCGTAGTGGCCATGCAGAACCAGGGCAGCCGGTTGATCGGCACCGTCGAGTTCGCCGCCTTCGTCTTCTGTGCGGAGCAATTCGCCTATGCCAAAGACCAGCGGGCCGAGGTGATCGCCTGTCGCCTGGCCAAGGCGCTGATGCTCAAGGGTGGCTGGGTCGGTACCGGCGCCAGCTCGGTACCAGAATCGGTGCGGGCTGACAACCTCTACACCACCGCCATTGACAAGCTGGGGCTGGCGATCTGGTCTGTCACCTGGCGCCAGGACTGGCCGCTGGATGAACCAATCGACGAAACCACCCTGGACGACTTCCTGCGCTTCAACTTCAAGGCCGAGCTGGCCGATGGCGCCCCCGTTTGCGAGGCAACGATCAACCTGCCTGGCCCCACCCCATAGGAGCACCCGTGGAACTGCACCTGAAACCGAAAGAAGGGCTGACCATCCGCAAGCCGGATGGCAGCAAGTTGGCCGCAGAGGGTGAGCGGGTACCGCGCACCAGCTTCTGGCTCAAGCGGCTTGCCGATGGCGATGTGCTTACCGTAGAGGAAGCGCAGGCCGACAAAGAAGACGTGAAACCGGCCGCCAAGGCCACCAACAAGAAAGCGGAGAAGTGACCATGGCTCTCGGAACCATCCCCAATGACGTGCGCGTGCCGCTCGTCTATATCGAGATCGACAACAGCCAAGCCCTGAGCGGCAATATCGCCCAGGATCAGAACGTGATGCTGTTCGGCCAGATGACTGATACTGGTGGCGACGCCGGTACCGCTACCCCGCTGCAGGTGGTCGAGGTGCCGGTCAGCGAGTCGGCTATCGATAGCCTGTTCGGCGTCGGCTCCATGATGGCGCTGGCCGCCAAGCGCTACCGCAAGGCCAACAGCTACACCCGCACCTTCGCCCTGCCCATCGGCGATATCAGCGCCGGCGCGGCCGCTGCCGGGTCGTTCAAGTTCACCGGCCCCGCCACTCAGGCCGGCACCCTCTATCTGTTGATCGCCGGCCAGCTGCTGCAGGTGGGCGTGGCTGCTGCTGCCACTGCTGCCACCATCGCCACCAACGTGGCCGCCGCCATCACCGCCGCCAAGAACCTGCCGGTGACCGCCGCCGTGGATGGCACCGATACCGCCAAGGTCAACATCACCGCGAAGTGGAAGGGCCTGACCGGCAACAGCATCGACCTGCGTTACAACTACAACGCCGGCGAGCAGCTGCCGCCCGGAGTGACCATCACCACTGTGGACATGACCGGTGGATCGGGTGCCCCCGACATGGCCGCCGTCATCAGCGCGATGCCCGATGAGTGGTACAACCACATCATGATGCCGTTCAACGACACGATCAGCCTCAATACCCTGCGTGACGAGCTGCTCGAACGTTGGGGACCGCTCAAGATGAGCGAGGCCATCGCCTATACCGCGTTCCGGGGTACCTACGGCGAGACCATCACCTTCGGCGAGGCCCGCAACGACTTCCTGATCTCCTGCATGGGCACCAGCAAGTCGCCGAGCCCGGTCTGGGAGTGGGCGGCCAGCTATTGCGGCATCGCGGCCTATCACCTGGCCATCGATCCGGCGCGGCCGCTGCAGACCCTGGTGCTGCCCGGCATCCTGGCCCCGGCCAAGGCCGACCGCTTCGCCTTCGACGAGCGCAACAACCTGCTCAAGTCCGGCATTGCCACCCACCAGATCCAGCCCGGCGAGGTGGTGGCCATCGAGCGCGAGATCTCGATGTACCAGCTCAACAGCTACGGCGACCCCGACCCCAGCTACCTGGACATCACCACTGCGGCAACATTGGGCAAAATTCGCTACGACACCAAAGTAATGGTTTCGAATCGCTTCCCGCGCCACAAGCTGGCCGATGACAACGTGCTGCCGTTGATTGACCCAGCCCAGCCGATAGTGACGGACAAGCTGATGGAGCAGGCCATTCTGGAGGTGGCGCTCGGCTGGGTTGAGGCTGGCTTGATGGAAAACTTTGACCTGTTCAAAGAGACCTTGAACGTCTACCGAGATACAGCTGATCGCAACCGCCTCAACTGCGTCTGCCACCCGGACGTTGTCAACCAGCTGCGCGTTTTCGCAGACCTGATCCAGTTCAAACTGTAAGGAGACCACCATGGGACAAATCCTGGGTGAAGTGACCATTCGCGCGAATGGTAAAGAGCTGAAAACCAAGACCGGCGCCGTGCTCAACCCGGGCGGGTTTACCCGCACTCAGCATACCGGGGGTGGCAAGGTGCGCGGTACCAGTAAACGCTATACCGCGCCCAGCATTGAGATGGTCATCGCTGCGGATGAAGACGTCGATGTCATCGAGATCAACGCTATCGAGAATGCGACCCTGGTATGGCAAGGGGATAACGGGGTCAGTTACATGATGACCAAGGCCGCAGTGGCAGAGCCTGCCAGTCTGCGTGAAGACAGCGGCGACATCGCTGCCACCTTCTTCGGTGACAAGGTAGTGAGGATCTGACCATGGCCTTGATCACCTTCCAACTCGAACACGGGCTGAAGGCGATGGGGAGCGGCGACGAGCCGCTCCTTTATCGTGAAGTCGGCCTACGTGAGCTGAATACCTGCGATCTGCTCGATGCACAGCAGGAAGCTGAAAGAATAGGTTTCGCCGCTAACGGCAAGGCCGTGTCTTATGTCAGCGATGTTCAGTATGGTCTGAGTTTATTGCGCCGCCAGATCGAATATATCGGTGAAGTGAGGGGGCCCATCGATATCAATATCATCCGAAAACTGCACGTTGAAGATTTCGATCTGATTCAACACAAGGCACAAGAGCTTGACCAGGCATTGGCTGAGGACTTGGCAAAACGGGTCGAGGCCAGGGGGCGATCTGATTCAGCTGGCTGACCCGGTCATGGGGATCATGTTTGCCATGAGTAAATATATCCCCACAGCCGAGCTGAAATATTTGCCAGTGCGCCACTTGCTGCGCCGTTTTGACCAATTAAAGCAAGCTGTCACGCCGAGAAAGAAATAGGAAATAGCATGGCCAAGCAACTCGTCACCGATATTGTCATAAACCTCGCGGGAAACTTGGCCACCAAGTCACGGCAATATTCCCAGAGCATGAGCCAGTTCGCCGCCAATAATCAGCGGGCCATGAACATGCTGAAGATGTCGACGGCGGCGGCTGGCCGGGGTATCGATGCCATGGGCAGCCGCTATATGGCGCTGGGGGCGGCCGTGGTGGGGGGCGCGACGGTCAAAGGCTATGCCGAATTGGACCGCCGGATCTCCCGCATCGCCATCGCTGCCGAGATCAGCCGCGACAAGGCCAAGGCGTTGAAAGATGAGATTAATGCCGTCAGCAACACCAAAGGCATCCGCATTGACCCGAACGAAGCAACCTCCGCCATTGAAGAGATCCTGACCAAGACCGGCGACCTGGAATACGCCATGGCCAACCTGCCCAACATCGCGGCGGTGATCCAGGCCACCGGTGCTGGCGGTACTGAGGTCGGCGGCATCTTCACCGAGTTCAAGAAGCTGGCCATCACCAACAATGAAATGGCCATGCGCGCCATCGATACCCTCAACCTGCAGGGCAAGAGCGGGGCCTTTACCCTGGGCAACATGGCCAAGGAAGGCCCCAAGATCTTCGCCGCCTATGCCGCCACCGGTCGCCAAGGTGCCGCTGCGGTGACAGAGCTGGGTGCCGCTTTGCAGGTGATCCGCCAGGGGGTGGGATCTGACGCCGAGGCTGTCACGGCGTTCGAGTCCATCATCCGCGATTTGACCCGCCCCGATACCGTCAAAAAGCTCAAGCAGTTGGGCAATATCGATGTGTTCGACCCCGAGCAACTCAAGCAGGGCAAAGAGGTGATGCGCTCCCTGCCCGCGCTGATTGAAGAGATCGTCACCAAGTCGGGCGGCCTCTCCAGCAAGCTCTCCATGCTCAATCTGACCGATGAAGCCAAGCGGGCACTGAAACCGGTGATCGCTGAATTCGTTCAGACTGGCGACGTCAAGGCATTCGACGAGTTTCTGAAACTCTCCGGCGATGGCAGCACCACCCTCAACGATGCCGCCGTGGCGGCGGGTGACTTCGCCGCCAGCCTGCAACTGGTCAGCAACAGCTGGAGTCAGTTCGCCAACCAGCAGCTGGCAGAGCCCATTGCCGAGCTGGCCGACGCCATCAACAGCCTGGAGCCTGATGCGGTACAGAACTGGCTGGAGACTGGCAAGAACATCGCCCTGGTAGTCGGCGGCCTGGTGGCCGTCAAGAAGGGGATCGATGCGGTCAAGTGGACTAAGGGGGTCTGGGATGCGGCCAAGCCAGGCAAAGGGGGCGCTGGCGGCATGGGTGATGCCATGGCCGATCTCGGGGCGACCCCTGTCTATGTGGTCAATATGCCAGGGAGCGGGTTTGGCGGTGGCATGGGGCCCGGTGACATGCCAGGCACCGAGCCCGGTAAGGGTGGCAAAGGCAGCAAGGTGAAATCGGCCTTCGCCAACGTGCTGGCCGGCTCTCTGCTGTACCCCGCAGTGGACTATGCCGCCGAGCTGGCCATCGGTGATACCGCCTTTGCCAAGTGGGCAAAAAGTACCACCTTGGGCGATGTAGGCACATCGGCTTGGAACATGCTGAGTCGAGAGGGGGTTACCCCGAGTCCTCGACCAGGGAACATGGCCGCCTCCCTCGATATTCGCGTCAGTGATGATCGCGTTACCGTCCGTTCCCGCGACGTCGCCCCCGGCATGCAGGTGCGCGTGGATAACGGCCCGTCACTGATGCCGTAAGGAGGCTTTGCATGAGCTTTGAAGACCGTTTGCTCGCCTCTATCAGAGGGGTTGAGTTCCTGCTGAATACTGTTGATGGCAAGGGTGGCCGCCGCGCCATTCCCCGCGAATACCCCAAGCGTGAAAGTGGCTGGACCGAAGACAATGGCGCCGTGCTGACCAACGAGCAGATCACCGGTAAGCTGGTCGGCAAGGATTATCTGGCACAGCTGCGCAGCTTGCTCGATGTCCTGAACCAACCAGGACCCGGTGAGATGATCCATCCCTGGTGGGGCGTGCGCACGGTGCAGGTCGGCGAAGTCAGCCACCGCCTGGACAACGAAGAAGATGGCGTCGCCTATGTCACCTTCACCGTGTGGGAGGCAGGCAAGCGCTTGTTTCCTGCCGCCGCCATCGATACCGCCGCGACCCTTGGCAATGCGGCTGATGCTGCCCAGGGGGCGACCGAGCAATCCTTCCTGGACAGCTTTTTGGCAGGCATCGATAACATGGGCCCCATGGTCGATACCCTGCTCGATGACCTGGACGAGTTGACCCGTGGCCTGCCCACCTTGCCGGATCAGTTTCGTGAGTGGACTGATCGCCTGATGCGCACCAAGGATAGTGTCGGTAGCCTGCTGGCCTACCCGGGCGAACTGGCCCGCGAGGTAACCGGCATCGTCGAAGACATCAAGGGCGTCGTCACCGACCCCATCAGGGCGCTTTCTGTCTATGACCTGGTTAGCCGTCGCTGGGAAGGGATGCGGGCCGAGCTGGCCATCACTGGTGGCTTGCCAACGGGCATCTCGATTGATGCTATCGCCGGCACGGCATCATCCGTTCCTACCATCGATACCCCATCAGAACGTGACGCCGCCATGGCTAACGGCGAGGCCTTTACCGCTTTGATAGAACGCGCAGCGGCGACCGCAGCTGCCAGCGCCATCGCCAGTGCCAATTTTGGCAGCGAACGCGACTTCACGGCTGCCGCTGAGGGGACGGTCACCATCGGGCAATCTCTGACGGGAGACGAGGCAGGCAGCCAACTGAGCAGGCCTGTGGTGATGGATGGCGTAGTTGGTGCAGAGCGCAACCTGCTGTTGACTGCAGATGATCTGGAGCAGCTGGCCAACTATTGGGCCAACCGCCTGGCCGAGCTGGCCATGGAGGCTGTTGAAGCTGAACAGAGCGATGTTTGGCGTGCCTTTCGCGATCTGCGTTTGGCGCTGTTGAATGATAGCCGCGAGCGAGGTGCCCAGTTGCCACGTCGCCGCCAGATCACCCTGTCGACTACTACCGCTTCTGCGTTGCTTGCCTGGCAGCAGTATGGCAATGCCGAGTACCGCGATCGGCTAGTGATGGGAAACAATCTGCGTGATCCGTCCTTCATTATGCCGAGCACCACCATTCAGGTGATCGACGAGGTGAGCAATGGCTGAACCCATTACCTTGCGCGTGGATGGCCAGCTCTATAGCGGATGGCAGAAGGTGCGCATCACCCGCAGCCTGCGAGATATCGCCGGCGATTTTGAGCTGAGACTGACTCGTAAATGGGATGATGCCAAGGCCATGGTGATCCGCGAGGGCAGTGCTTGCACCGTGGCCATTGGGCCTGACCTGGTACTGACCGGTTACGTGGACGACTTCAACCCCAGTTACGATGCAAAAGAGGTTGAGTGGGTGGTCAGTGGGCGCAGCAAGACCAGCGATCTGGTGGACTGCTCCGCCATCTACAAGGCCGGATCATGGTCCGGCGTCAAACTTGACCGTGTGGCCCGTGACATCAGTGCCCCGTTTGGCATCGAGGTAGTGGTCGAATGCGATCTGGGTGACGTGTTTGCCAAAGTGACTATCGAGCAGGGCGAAACCTGTTTTGAGTTGCTTGACCGCTTGGCCAAGCAGCGTGCTGTGCTGCTCACCACCAATGAACGGGGCCAACTGGTGTTGACCCAGGCCAGCGAGCTGGCGATGGGGGCCAGCCTCATCCTTGGCGGGAATATCCTGGCGGCTCGTGGCAATTTCAGCATGCGCGACCGGGCATCAGAATGGATCGTCAAAGGCAGCAGCTATGCCGGTGGTGCAACCTGGGACAATCTTGCCCCCGCCACCATCGGCGGTCAGAAGGCTGTCATTACTGACCCAGCCGTTCCGCGCTATCGCCCACGCATCATCATCGCCGAGGATGTCACCACCGTGGCCGGCGCTAGCAAGCGCGGCCAGTGGCAAAAGCAGCGCAGCATTGGCGAAGGCACCCAGACCGAGATAACTGTCGCCGGATGGCGCACCCAGGGCATAGAAGGCGACCGGGGCCCACTCTGGCGCATCAACCGGATGTGCCCCATCAAAGATGAGATCCAGGGGCTGGATGAGAGCTGGCTGATTGTCACCGTGACCCTGATGGAAGACGACAAGAACGGCCGGGAGGCCATCATCAACCTGACCCCGCGCGAGGCCATGTTGATCCCCGCCGAGGTCGTCAAGAAACAGACCAAGGAGGTCACCACATGGTAACTATTCGTGATGTGCAGAAGCTGTTGGCCCCGCTGCAGCGCAGACTGCGTCTGATTGCCGATCGCGCCATCGTCACCCTGGTCAATGACGCCCTGCAGCGGCAGGGGCTGCAGCTCAAGGTATTGGCTGACGAGACCGCTGATGATATCGAGCGCTTCCAGAACTATGGCCACACCAGCGTGCCGCCGGTCGGGTCTGAGGCCATTGTGCTGGGTGTCGGTGGTGCCCGTGCTGGCTTGGTGGCTATCGCGGTCGAAGACAAGTCAGTACGGCCCAAAGACTTGGAGGAAGGAGACTCTTGCCTATACCATCTGAAGGGTCATCGTATTGTTCTTGGCAAGGATGAAACCGCCACGATAACAGCGAAAACCGTCATTACAGAAGCTAGCGAGAAAACCGTCACGATGAGCCCTGATAACGAGATTCAGGGCGCTCTGCACGTCACATTGAATATCAGTACTGATGCCGATGTGATTATCAATGGCAAGTCGTTCCTGGATCATAAGCATGATCTACCGGGTGGAGGGCAAACATCTCCCCCTGTGTGAGGGGCGATGACCACAGCAATCACCTGGAACAACGAAACCGGCCGAGGCGATATCGACATCACCTCGGCCGGTTTGCGTCAGGATGATGGCCTTGAAACCATTGTCCTGCAGATCCTGTTCACCGATGCCCGCGCCGATCCCTCTGATGTATTACCGGATGGTACCAACGACCGCCGTGGCTGGATCGGCGATACCTTTGCCGACGAGCCATGGGGCAGCAAGCTCTGGCTGCTAGACAGGTCAAAGCTCACCACTGACGTGCGCAATCTGGCAGTGACCTATGCGCAAACCGCCCTCGATCGCCATTTAAAGCCTGATTACGCCAAGCTCGTTACCGTCACTGGTGCCATTCCTCAATTTCAGATGCTGCAGCTCGATATCGCCATCACCCGCCCGGATGACAGCGAGCTGAGCCTGAGCATCAAACAACGTTGGGAGGCGCAAGCCAATGCCGTATAGCGTGCCAACCCTGCGCCAGATTATTGCCAGTGGCGAGCTGGATCTGGAGTCAAGCCTGGGCACTGTGTTGCCCAAATTCGGCATTGAACAGGCGCTCAATATCGCCGTCAGTGCCGGCATCCGCGATGCGTATGACCATCAGTCATGGATCGTTCGTCAGATCATCCCGACGACTGAATCTGATGATCAGACCATCATCGAAACGGCGCAGTTTGAAGGGGTCATCCGCAAGCAGGCCACCTATGCTGCAGGCCCAGCCACCCTCAATGGCACAGTGCCAGCGCCGGTCGGTACCGTGCTGCAACACAAGGACGGTCGGCAATATGTGGTGACCACCAGTGCCAGCCCCAGCAGTGGAACGGTCAATGTTCAGGTGCAAGCGTCTGCTGCCGGTGCCGCCGGTAACCTGGTCTCAGGAGAAACGCTGACCTTGGTCACGCCAGTGGCTGGTCTGCAGTCAAATGGCGTCAGCGGTGACATCAGCGGTGGCGCCGATATCGAGCCCATTTCTGAACTGCTGGAGCGCCTGTTGTTCCGCAAGCGTAACCCGCCCATGGGGGGCGCGGTCGCCGATTACGTTGCCTGGATGCGTGAGGTTCCCGGTGTGACCAGGGCGTGGGCCTATGACGTTTGGCAGGGCGGCGGAACGGTCGGCATTGGCTGGGTTTTTGATGACCGGGCTGACATCTTGCCGACCCCTACCGACCAGCAATACATGATGGAGTATCTCTTTCGCCATCCAGATCCGGCGACAGGAGTGCTAGTTGGCCGCCCAGGCGGTATCGAGCCCGTCTTTATCGGTCCCTTGCTCAAGACCACCGATCTGGCCATCACGCCAACCCCAGACAGTGCCGAGATCCGCGCGGCCATCCAACGCAACTTGGACGGCTATGAACGGACTCTGCAACCCGGTGACACCCTGCTGCTTTCCAAGATCCGTACCGCCATCGGTACTGCGGCCGGCGTCAAAAATTACATCCTCGATCTGGCTGCCGATGTGCCGGCGAATATCGATGAGCTGAACGTCATCGGAGTGATCACATGGCCCACTCTGTAGCGCAATGGGGCGATGCCCTGCAGCAGCAGATGCCGCGTGGTCGTGCCTGGCTGCGTGATCCTGATGCCAATTTGCCGAAATACGTGTTGGGTTTTGCCAGGAGACTGGCTGAACTGGAGCTCAGTGCCGATCAGCTGCTGCTGGAAATGCGCCCTGAGACCACCAATCTGCTGCTGCCAGAGTGGGAAGCCTATCTGGAATTGCCGGAATGTGAGGCGACAGAGCAGTCATTCGAGCGCCGGCGTGCGGCCGTGGTTGAGAAGTACCACCGCAAAGGCGGCCTGCAGACCTGGATGATTGAGCAGATCGCGGCTGCGCTCGGCTTCACCGTCAAGGTCTATGAGCAGTGGCCTCACCATGTGCTCAGAAGTGTTACCTACCCCCTTTACCCGGCCTCTACGCGCTTTGTGCTGCGCGTGGATGTGCTCGACATGCCAGAAGACCGCTTCACCGTACTGGACAACGTGCTGACCCCGCTGCGGGGTAATGCCCCCCTGGTGCTCGAATGCGTGCTCAATCGCCTGAAACTGGCTGGTTTTTACTACGACTTTAACTACGAGGTGTAACTATGTACTGGCCTGATACAAATACAACGGCTGATACAGAACCTGCGCGCAAGCCGGTTTTATCTGCTGTTCGCAAGTTCTTCACCGAAGGTGGACCAGGCGTCCCTCCTACCTCTCCTGGTGGTGATTGGTTCAACCAGATTACCAATGAACTGCTGAACGTATTGGCCGCGGCTGGCATTGAACCTAGCAAGGCAAATGACGACCAGCTCCTTCAAGCCATCAATTCACTCATCGATTCAGGGTTCATCATTAATCTTGATGAACCGCTCACACCAGCAGCATCTTTTGATGATGTCCCTTCTTATGAAGATGGTGGCCCTGGTGGTCAAATGAATGAACAAGCGCAAGCTCTTCTTAATAGAACTGAAGCGCTTAAAGATCGCTTGTTTGGTGGCGGTGTAGCTCGTGGAAATCCATCTTCCAACTATGCACTATCTGGCGCGGCATTCAGGCGTTATGTGCCTGATTCCCCTGATTGGGGTATGGTTCAGGATGCCACGCATACCCCTGTGAATTCATTCAGCATCGACAATGGTGTTGACGTAACTATTCACTATAAAGGCAGCAAGATAGGCTCTCTCGTCTGTGGTCCTGATGAGAGCTTTGCTAAAGATGGTGTGCTGGTTGGTGGGAGCGTTGGTCCTGATAATGCAATAATTTCACTGGGCGCTCCTTGCAGTTTTATCGTCGATTTAGATGACCCAGATGCACCGGTGATTTTTGATAATAAATTCTATGATGCTGTCCGTTTTGATGTGAGTATCTCTGCAGGTGGCCAGGTCACAATCTCACATCCTGCTCGGCGTTTAATGCAGTATCCCGTAGTCCAGCATTACTCTGATAACTCCCTGTTTGAGCCGTTGACCGTTCATTATGTCTCTGCTCCTTCTCCTGGCGGTTTCTCATGCTTTTTGGTCGGTGAGGCAGAGGGGCTCGTTTCCTACAATGGCTCTAATTGGGGTATCGGATCGTCATCTTGGGCTACTGCTGACATGACATTTTCTTGGGATGGTGCAACAGGTGTACTTACTGTCACCCACCCACAGGTACTTGGATCGCCCGGTATAAACATTACTCCATTGAACAATGGGGCTACCCTCAACCTCAGCCTTTCTGAGGTCGGCGCAACTGGTTTCAAGGTTCGTTTCCGTCGCTTCGATGACACTATCCCTACTTTAAGTAGTGCTCTTGGCTTTTATTTCAGCCGTGGAGTTAGCGCAATCCGTAAGGTTCCTACCGGCAAGCTGCATGTGTATCTTGGTCACGTTCAGGTCAACTGTAATCACGTCAATTATCAGTTTGGTAACTTCTGGACCTTGGGCCTTATGCGTGATGATGATCCTATCTCCCCCTAG